CAAAGTTCAGCGTTACAGAGCCACTGTTGGTTGTGTCTGTGTTGGTTGTGGCAATAGCTGTGCCTGTTACTGTTAGGCCTGTAGATGTGGTGGCGAGTTTGGGAGAATTACTAAAGAAAAGCCTTGAAGCCCCAGCGGAAGTGAAGTCCGCCATATCTTGGCCACCGCTGTTTTTTACTTGAATGTTTGTGCCTCGAATTATTAAGTTCCCTGCACCCTGCTCATCAATGAAACTATTGTTAGTCCCAGCGTCATGGTAAATCTGTAAATCATTGCCAGCACCAAACTGCGCCTTGTCGCTATCGCCAAAGTTCAGGTTGCCAGTAAGTGTGCCGCCTGTTGTTGACAGGCCGCTAAGATTTGACAATGCTGTTGATGCACTAGAAACATCAGACAGGTTATTTGCAACTTGCAGGAAATCAGCAGATGCTAGTGCCGCATCGTTCCAAGCAGAACCATTGTAAACCTTTAGCGTATTGCTAGTGGTGTTGAAATACAAATCACCAGCATTTAATGGGTCACCGTCATTGTCTACAGATGGGTCAGATGCCTTGCTACCCAGATAGGTATCATCAAAGGTATCAGCAGACAAAGCCGCAGCAGCCGCACTTGCCGCAGCAGCAGTAGCAGAAGCCGAAGCATTTGAAGCCTGAGTTGTCGCAGTTGAGGCAGATGCCGCACTAGAAGAAGCAGATGTCGCACTATTAGTTGCGCTTGTAGCGGCAGCAGAAGCCGATGATGCCGCAGCCGTGGCTGATGTAGTAGCGGATGCCGCATCTACTAGCAAATCCCACTTTGCGCTATCTGTGTTCGTTGTAAGCGGTTGTGAGCCTGATGATGTATGGGTAGTATTAGCAATAAATATATTATTAGTGCTGGTGTCCTTAACAATGTCACGCTGATTAAATGTAGTACCAGTTGACCAATTACCAACAAACGTACCAATCTCTTGCGTAACAGCAATCTCGCCAGCACTGTCAAATGCCAAGATTTTATTGGCTCTATTACTAGCACCCACAGTAAATTCTGTAGATGTCATAGTGTTTGTGCGTGATATTTTAATTGCTCTATCTAGTTCTTCCTGAACCTCTTGAGCAATAAATGTCAGCTTATCTAGGGCATCTTCATGTGCTTCTGCTGGGAATGGATCGTTAGGAACATAATCAGTAGTTTGTGTTTGTGCTGATGCTCTACGAATCACAACAGTCTTGCCAGATGCAGGAGCAGTAACAAACGTAACATTGCCACCACCAGTATTGCCTACACCAGAAACAGTATAATTAGTAGTGATTGCTTGTACTGTCTCAGTGCCAGTCGTATTGTCACGCAAGATAACTGTTAAATCATCTTCATCAAACACTTTGAATGTGTAAGCAAAGACAGTAGTGCTACCATTACCGCTATAACTTACCTTAGATGTGGTGGTACTGACTGTCATTTCTTTCTCCAGCGTTGCCCTATCATATCAAAAATTACTCCATTGTGGAATACTTCGGTTGCATCTCTACAAGTTTGTTTAAAGCATTGCGTATGCCAATAGCATTTTGCAAAGGTATCAGTGTGTTAGCCGCACGTTGCTGACCCTGTGACCATTGCAAATCAGGATTAATAATAGCCCTAGATGCCGCTTGCGCTGTAGATAAACCCTTACTTAATAGTTGAACTGTTGGAATACCGCTAACTAAATTAGTGTCTAGGCCAGTTGTTCTGTAAGCAAATATCGGGTCATCTGTAAAGAAAGCTGCGCTTGTATCTACCAATGCAGGGAATAATGATGCCCACGAACTGCGTTGAAAACCAGCCTTTGCAATAGCATCTATCGCCAAACGCTCTTTCAAAAACTCCTCTTTATCTTCTCTAAACTGAGCATTTACTTGCGTTTGTGCCATATAAGACATGGAAGCAAAGAACATAGAACCCATCATGGCTGAGTAGCCTTTCCAGTCATTTGCCTTCATGTTGTGTAGGTATTGTTTGCCCCATGAAACTAGCATAAATGTACGGAACTGCGTAATGATTTGCCCCATTGTGGATGTCATATACAGGTTCAAGTTGCCTACATCATTCTGCTGAATACTGCGTCTTGTCCAACGCGACACCGCAACAAGGAACGCACCTCTTTCCGCATCATCCCAATCAGCAAGATTGATTGCCCTTACTTTTCTATTGCGGAACATTGTTGATGGCTCTGTTCTAGCGTTTCTGCGTATTTGCTGATAAATACGCTCTGCCATATCTTCATCAAGGCCAAGACCAGCTAAACGCTTCCTAGACAGACTTCTTGATCTAAACGCTAAGTCAGTCATAGTCTGCACTGCAACCCTTGCCGCAGCACGTTCTAAGGCCAATGTTATTGGGGCCATTCCCGACAAGTCTGCTGTAATACGCTTTGCTGGTGCTAAGAAAAACAGTGCCTTATCAATCCAATCACCCCTGCCTTCACTAAACACACCAATTGTATCGGCTCTGTTCATTGCCTGGTTAGTTAGTCGATCAGAACCATTGCCATTAAAAGCCTCTAAGTCTCTAATGACTTCATCTTCAATCTCGCCATTTCTTGCTCTTTTGAGCATACTACGCATTTCTGGCAAAGCCTGAATTAATCCACGCAACCCACCGATACTTATTGCGTTTCCAAGTTCTGCAACCTGTGCAAATCCAACTTGGTTCATAAGGCGTATAAAGTTGTAATCTTGCACCATTCTGGCAACCCTTGCATAAGTTCCAGATGGGTCTGCCGCCAAAGGCGCACGTCTGCCGATAATCATATTAAACATGGTCTGGGCAACAAGATTTTCTTTTTCTGCCCTTGCTCTGCCAGCAGTGCCTTCCCTGTCAAAAGCCTCTGCTAAGTTTCTATCAAGTAATTGATTGAACTCACGCTCTGACTTAATGCCTACCTTGCCTAACCCAATGCGTCCTGACATCTGAGACACATAAGATGTAAACACTTGTTCTGCATCTCTGTCTTGCAAGTCTTTCAAACGCAACACTTCATCTTGCCCAGTTTGGGTATTTCTAACTGGTATTTCCGTGTTCATATCAAAACGTAATCTACGCTTCGCTCTAGCTGGTGTGCCATCTGGTGTTACATCAAACAAAGCCAACAAGCGATCGGCTTCATCTGCGGTCATGTAATCTTCATCAATCAAGATGGAACGCATGACTTCTTTTTGATCTGTTGTAAATAACCTTGCCGCACCAGCATCAAGGCCAGCAGCACTGCGTTGCATCTTCTTCACCATGCCACTTGCTATCTTCTCAGCAAGTTCTTCTGGCATACCCTCTGTGCCTCTTATAAGGCCAGTTTTTAAAAGCAGTTCAAGTTTGTTGTATCCGTATGTTGTGCCAGCATTGCTGTACTTAAAGCTATCCCACAAGTGCGTAAAGTACGCCAAGTTCTCAGGGATGCTCTCAAAGCCTTCTACACCAGCTTCTTTTAACTGGCTCAATAAATCTGCCTGTATTTCTGCTTGCCTGTTTGCCGCCCTGCGAATCTGCTCTGCAAAAGGAGTATTAGGATTTTCTATAGCGTCAGCAACAAGTTCACCAAACTGTCTGCGTGGCAAATTTAAGCTACGCTTGAAAAAGCCTATGCCCTGTGATTTTGCCCAATCTTTATAAGCTACATCAAACACTTGATAATACCTAGCCAAAGATGACTTGAAGATATTTGTCTTGAGAATGTCGGCACTATCTTCCAGAACTGATGTTCCGTCTTTTCTAAAGCCAACAGAATCTTCGCCAAGAACACGACCTAAGAAGTTGCCTATCTTGTTAGGTGAATTAAGCAGATAGCCTACCATATCAAAGCGTGAGAACTTGCTAACACCCTTTGGCAACTCAAATCCAAACAAAGCATTAGATGCTTCTGCTGGCTCACCAGCTTGATCCAGAAAGTCATCTATGTCTGATCTTACATCTGGTATTTGTACTGGCCTAGAAAATGGGTTTTCTGCCGCACCTACGCTTGTTGACGCTTCATCTGGATTGTCACTAACAACCCTTCTGTTTATAGCCTGTGATACTTCTTGGCCTTGTGCATTGTTTGCATCCCTAGAAAGCCTAGACATTGCCTCAACAAACTCATCATCGCTTCTACCGCCAGCTATTGCACCTATGCCACCGCCAAGAACAAACCCTGCCCCTGCTGCATATAATATATCATAGGGGTCTTTAACGCTGTTCTGGCTTACTAGGTAGGCTTCTATAGCAGCATTTGTTGTAGCCGCCCCTGTAGCCCCTCTAACAGCCCTTCCAAGCCTTGTTATCTTGTTGCCCCATATAGCTGGTGCAGCAATGCCTTCTGTAGCAACACTAACACCAATACCAACAGGGTCAGCGATTGCCACGCCTAAACGTATGCCCACGCCACCCCATCCCAATGCGGCTAGTTTTTCTTCATTTTCTAGTGTTTTTAATGCACGTTCACGCAAGGCTTCTGCATGAGGCATACTTACCGCATC